TTAGTGATGAAGTAAATGGTCTTGTCCTTGGATCGTTAGAAACTTTAGATAGTGTTAGTGATTTTGATGCTATTGCAGACTTTGATTTCTTAGGTGCTGTTGATATTACTGGTGGTCATTATGATTTCGCTTCTACTTTAGATTTAGGTGGTAAGCAACCTTTGAGATTAACAAGGCATTTTGTTACTCAAGGTTTTTATCCTAATGATCTTATTGATAAGAGAACAGCAAATGTAGATACTTGGACTGACTTTGATGGTGCTACTGCAACTGATGTAAACGCAAAACTATTAGTGGCAACAACTGACAGCGATCCAGATACTTCAGTTTCAGCTACCTACGCACAGTCAGGAACAACTATTACGATTACCAAATCTTCTCATGGATATACAATTAATAACTTTGTAACTGTTGACTTTACTTCTGGAGATGGAGTTGATGGTCATTACAAAATCCAATCAGTTCCTAGTACCAGTACCTTTACTTTGACTGCTGCTTCTAGTCAGACAACAAGTGGTAACTGTACTTATAGTGCTGAGTTCTCTGACTTTAATACACTTGCCAATGGTACGTTTATCGGAAGAGGATTTAAATTTAGATGTGAAATGGATTCAGATGACCCTGCACAATCTATTGAAATAGATCAATTAGGTTATTCTGCTGAATTGAATAGTAGGACTGAGACTGTTAATACTGTTATTGCATCTGGAACGTCAAGTAAAGCAGTTACGTTCCAACACGCTTTCTTTACAGGAACATCTGAACTTGGAGGATCTACTTCTGCTTACTTGCCTAATATTGGAATTACTTTAGAAAATGCCCAGGCTGGAGACTTTTTCGCTTTATCTAGTATTTCTGGTACAGGATTTACAATAGATGTAAAAAATAGAGATACATCTGGTAGTGAAACTTTTGTTAATAGAAATTTCAAATATGCTGCAACGGGATTTGGGCGTGGTAGTTAGTATTGAATTAAGATATACTTAGATAAAAAATTGGATTAGGTAATGGCTACACACGATTATGTTATAGATAACTCCACTGGAGCTAATGTCCGAACTGATTTAAATAATGTACTGCAAGCGATATTAACAAATAACAGTTCTGGTTCTGCTCCAAGCACCACTGCTGCATATATGTTGTGGGCTGATACAAGTAATAATATTTTAAAAATGAGAAATTCAGCTAATGATGGCTGGATTGATTTAAGAACACTTACTGGTGGTGTAACGACAACTGCTGATGCAACAATAAATTCTGTAACTGTAGGTAAGGGTGCAAACTCTGTTTCTGATAATACTGTTCTTGGTCAACAGGCTTTAGATGCTTCTGTTACTGGCGATAATAATACTGCTATTGGTAAGAAAGCATTATCAGCTAATACATCTGGATCAGAAAATACAGCGATAGGTAGGCAAGCTCTGTTGTTGAATACAACTGGCGGTTCAAATACTGTTGTTGGTGTAAATGCTATGGATGCCAACACTACTGGTTCTACAAATACAGCCGTAGGTCTTAATGCTTTAACTAAAAACACTTCTGCTGATAATAATACAGCAGTAGGTAGTGGCAGTTTAAAAGAAAACACAACTGGAACACTTAATGTAGCTATTGGTGCAAACACATTAGATGCTAACACTACAGCAAGCAACAACACTGCTGTTGGATATAACTCTTTAGGATTAAATACAACTGGAGCTTCAAACGTAGCTGTTGGTAAAGATTCATTGGCATTAAATACGACAGCTTCTAATAATACAGCTATAGGGTTAAGTGCTTTAGAGCAAAACACAACTGGAACTCAGAACACAGCTGTTGGTTCTGGAGCTTTAGATGCTAATACAACAGCAGATTTTAATACAGCAGTTGGTTTTGGTGCATTAGGAGCAAACACTACAGGTTCTAGAAACACTAGTTTAGGTAGAGGTGCTTTAAATGTAAATACAACAGCAAGTAATAATACGGCTGTTGGGTATCACGCACTCTTATCAAATACAACTGGAGCAGCAAATACAGCCATAGGAGATGAAGCATTAGACTCTAACACAACTGCCTCTCATAACACTGCTATTGGTGCTGATGCTTTAGGAGTAAACACAACTGGATCATTTCTTATTGCGGTAGGAAATGGTGCTTTAGGTGCAAACACTACAGCAAATAACAATACTGCTATTGGATATAACTCTTTAGCAGCAAATACAACTGGAACACCAAACACCGCAGTTGGTACTATGGCAATGGAAAACAATACCACTGGAACTCATAACGTGGCAGTAGGTATGGAGGCTTTGGAATCAAACACAACTGCTACTTCTAATACAGCGGTTGGTACTTACTGTTTGATAGAAAATACAACAGGAAATTCAAACACTGCTGTAGGTCGTTCTGCATTAGGTTCTAACACAACTGCTGATAATAATACTGCTGTAGGAAGAAGTGCATTAACAGCAAACACAATTGGACATTCAAACGTAGCTGTCGGAACTAATGCCTTAGATGCAAATACTGAAGCTTCTAATAACACTGGTCTTGGATATAATGCGTTAGGAGCAAACACAACTGGATCTTCTAATGTAGCTGTGGGAACCAATGCTTTAGACGCTAATACTACAGGCAATCAAAATAGTTCTTTAGGTACTGCTGCGTTAGGAGCAAACACAACTGGAAGTAATAACACAGCTTGTGGGTATAATTCTCTTAAACTTGCTACAACTGCAAGTCATAATACTTCTGTTGGTCATGCTTCTTCCGAATCTATAACAACTGGAACTCAAAACACTGCTGTTGGAAGAGCAGCTTTAGGAGCAACTACAACTGCTGATAATAATACTGCTGTTGGTTATTTTGCTTTAGTATCAAACACAACTGGTGCCGGCAACGTGGCTGTAGGTGGTCAATCTTTAGATGCTTGTACAACTGCAAGCAATAATGTAGCGATTGGATTCAATGCCTTAACTCTCAATACAACTGGAGATGGTTTCAATGTTTGTATTGGAGCAGATGCAGGTGATTCAATAACCACTGGTCAAAGAAATGTATGTGTAGGAACAAATGCAAACCCAAACAGTGCAGTTGCTTCAAGACAATATGTATTTGGACATGATTTAACTGGAAAAGGTGATAATACTTCGTTTATTGGTGGAGCAAATGGGGCATTTCAAGAGACTAATGGTGCAAATTGGGGTCAAACATCTGACCAACGTATCAAGAAAAATATTGTAAATTATGACACTGGTTTATCAATAATTAACCAAATACAAGTACGAAATTTTGAGTATAAAACAGAAGATGAGATTAAAACTGACAATCCAGAGTTAACAGATGTTGTCACGTCTGCTGTTGTCAATAAAACTGGGGTTCAATTAGGATTAATTGCACAGGAAGTAGAACCCATTTTAAATAGTGTTATTACAACAAACTCTAGTGGTATAAAAACATTACAAAGTGATGATATTTTTTGGCATATGTTAAATGCTATCAAAGAACTATCCGCAAAAGTCACAGCCCTCGAAGCAGGGTAAACTAAAAGTAACCTAATTTTAATTATGGAAGAAAAAACCGCAGATGAAATCGCAGCAATCTTTTCTGCTGCTGGTGATAGCGTAACCGTTATCGGTACTGCTCAAGAAACAGATGAAACTGATGAAGATTTTAAAGACAAAATCAAGCGTAATGTCGAACATCTTGAGATTATCAAGGACTACAAGAAACTTGATGAAACGACTTCTATCTGGACATCAGAATCATTCACAGATATAGATGCTGCTATCACTGCTGGTAAAAAACTCTATTAAATTATGAATTTACAAGAAAGACTACAGCAACTAGCTGTTGAAAGGCAAAATCTTACTATTGCTTTACATGAGGTTAACGGTGCGATGAAGATTCTTGAACAGCAGATTCTTGAGATTCAAGAGACAACCGAAGCAAACCAGCCATCAGATATAGAGGCATCAACCCCACAAGAAGTAACAGCACCATCAGAGTAAGTGGTGCTACCATTTTGTTAACTACTTCTTTAATCATATGTTTCAAAAAATCGCTAATGTTTTGAGTATTGTCTCATTCATAATGGTATCTTCTGTTATCGGTGGAGGATACTTTGGATATAAATATGTAACATCAGAACAGTTTCAAACAAAGATGATGAATAAAGTTCTTAGTGGTGTTCAAGGAATGATGCCTAAAGTATTAGATAACTCTTTACCAAGCACAACAGGAGAATCTATTCCTTTTCTGAAGAAATGAATTGTTGGCATTGTAAAACTGAACTGATCTGGGGTGGAGATCATAGTTTAGATGGAGAAGATCATCCATTGAGATCTGGAGAATACAGTATGATTACTAATCTCTCCTGTCCTAAATGTAATTCTTTTGTAGAAGTATTTTTACCAAGAGATGCCTACGATTGATGTACCTAATTTCAGAATAAATAAGGTTGAAATACATGAAATACGTGTTTGGCAACCTTACAATCCAGTAATAGATGAAATATATAAACCTATTGTAAATATCCCTGGTTGTGTAAGGGTTCATAGAAATAATTTAACTAGCCTTATTGATAACCCAAAAGATGAATATGGAACATATACAGAATGTGGTAACTTCAGTATTCCTAGTTTTGAACCTCTGGATTACAACCCCAACGAATTTAAGTATGTTCAATCAGAAACCCCCAATAAAACAGAAGAGTTTGTACCTCCGACAGTAGAACCTCCAAAATACGAACCAAAGAAAGAAGAAGATAAGCCACTATTTGTTGCTTGCCCTGGGTCAAATGACCAAAGAGTAGGCGATTATCGTAACGAATTTAAACTGGAACGTGTTGTCGGACACGAAAGAAGCGAAGATGGTAGTAAGTGTATAACGCTTTATGAGGACGTTAAATTCATCGAGCAATACATACCGAATCCTCCACAGCTTGTTAGCACTGCTGCTATTGCTACTGTTGCTGCCACTACTCCACTATTGCTTAATATCATAAAACCTCTAGTAAAAAATTTATTTAAAAAGCTGACAAAGAAGAAAAAAGATGTAGAATAATTATCCGTAGATAAGTGTAATACCCGTGACTTATCTACTGACCTATTTCTAACTTGTGAGTGTGGGGTATAACTTGGTTAGGTTTTGGAGCGATACGGACTCCTTCACATAATTTTGCGAACTCACTTTTAGGATCAAAGTATATTCCAGCTAACATAAGCTCACCACAATTTTTAAGTCTTGCTATTTCATAATTAAGCATCTTTGCATTTAGTTCTTGTTTCTGTAATTGAATTTGTGTATTAGCTGCATCGAGGCAAGAGTCTTGAAATCTATTATCTAGTGGAATGTTAAATGTAAATGCAAATCCAAAGTTAAGTCCTAAAGAATCCTTGTTACCACTGTAATTTTCTTGATAATAAAGTACATTCCCTGGATTATCTGGCACGTTGTCATTATTAGCGTCTGTATTATCGTAAACAGGCGTATGATAAATGTAATCTTGAGGTCGTCTTTGATTAAATGTTGTAGTTACGAAAGGGCTAAATCCCATTTGCGGACCAGAGCAAACTATACCATTTCCATACTGATTTTCGACCATCGGACCACCTAAAACCTGGGTTGCGAAGTTAGATACCGAAGATGAGGATTGAGCTACTGGTGCTGCTGTATTTGAGGTATTGGCAAATACAGGATTACCTACTAAAGTTATTGCGAGAAGATAGTTGTGGTATCTGTGACGCTTGTGCTTTCTATGGTTCGAGTTATGTCGGTTACAGATTCCATTCCAGGTGCTTGATAAACTTCTGTAAATTGAAAGGCATCTCCCTGATTTGTTTGAGTCCAGTTTGGTCTTGAATCTAAATTTAATCCCTGCCATGTATGAGTAGTTCCGTTTATAGTTTCACTAACAGTGGTAGCTGCTGGAGATATAGAAGATCCATCATGCTGTATTCCTGATCCTGTAACTGAATAGAGAAACCCAGAATTATATTCTGTTGTTCGTATAGATTCTGTAATAACTGTGGAAGTTTCTGTTCGACTTGTAGAACTTCCCTGTGTGAAATTAGGTATAACTGGCACAGCGTAACAAGGAGCAGATATAACAAAGCCAAGAAGAAGAAGCCTCCTCATTCGATAGTAAGATCAACGACAAACTGACCTGTCATCACGATACCAGTTCCCGTTCCTGGTGTCAGGGTAATTGTGTGGTTGTCTATTGCTACTGCTGCTGTGCCCACGCTTCCAGCGCTTGTACTTGTAAGGTCGGAAAAATTTGGCACTGTACCCACTGTAACTGCACTACCTGGTGTAGCATCTCCTTCTAAAAAGCTAGTAGAAAAACTAAAGGCTTCACCACTGGTCGCTTGCGTAGCAGAAGGAAAAGTTACTACTGGAACGCCATTAGTAACAGAGCCGAAACCGCCTAATGTAGCTGCTGAGTTAGAATCAACCGTGGTAACATTGTTACCCGAAATACTGTAGCTCGAACCAATTTTATCGGCTGTACTAGCTGCTGAAAGAGATTCAAACTTTACACTAGATGATATGGAGTGATTCATGTCCGCATAGGCTGGTGCGGAAACTAGAAATAAAAATGGAATGAGTTTTTTCATTGTTTTGGTTTTTTGGAATCGACTATTTCTGCTCCAATAATTTTTATTGGTGTCTCAATTCTAACTGTCTGGTATCCACCCGATTGTGATGCTAGTAACGCTTCTACTTCTTTCTTGCTTAATGGTTTATCTTCTGGCTTGTATGTTCCATCACCTCTTTTCTTAGCACCTTCCAAACCAAAACTAGCTAACGCACCAGTTAAAAGCGAAGCAGGAAATGTGATATCTTTTGGTTCGTTGCTATATCCTGGAATTGAAATGTAGTTTAAAGAAACTATAAATCCACTCCAAGCAACAACAACAAGCCTTACTACAACTGAGATGAAAGCTAATTGCTCTTCTTTGTCCTCAATAGTTTCTTTGAGTTTTTTGAGTGGACCCTTTTTTAATTCTTCTGTCATAAATTGGTTTTATTAGTCATACTAGACATAATTATATAACTAAGCAATGCCAGAGGTTTATGGAGCGTTAATAGGAGCAGCAGCAACCGCTTTTCTTATGGTACTGTCTAACATGAGTAATCGAAGAGAAAGAGATATTCGAGAGCTATTTAACAGGATAAATCAGTTAGAAAAAGCTGTGAGTCGTATAGAAGGTCAAAATCGTTAATGTTTGGTATGTTTGGAATAGACAAACTACAAAAATGCTAAAGATTTTAAAGCCATTACTACTTAAGTTCTTATCTACGTCAGCTTGTAAACAGTTAGTTGTGGATTTGTTACGAGCCATCTGTAAGCAAACTTCAAATGATCTTGACGACCAAGCAGTAGATTTTTTAGAGCAACAACTGTTTCCAGGTAGACCAGTATCATCTTTACCACGATGAAGAATGACGGCTTCATAAGATTTATCTCAACTCCCCTGCCTATTGAAACAGAGTTGTCAGTTGAGATGAGATGTAGAGAAGTCATGGGTTGTAATGATATAGATAAGTTAAAGGCTTTTTGCATAGACATGATGAAGAACCATGCAAGAAGCGAACTTGTGCTATCCAACGCAATGATGCGTATGCTGGAGCTTGAAGCAAAATTAGCTGTATTACAGACACCACCAATTAAAAATAAATTATTTTACAAATTTCGTTTATTTATAGAAAAAGTAAAACTTGTAAGACAAATAAGACAGCACCTAAAAGATCACTCACGAGAAGCGTAACGAGCCTGTATATCTGGCACTATCATTTCTGGATACTGAATCGTAAACCACTTGTGACCACACGCATAACAAAGCCTTCTGCGAACTGTTATAAATTTTGAATTACGTTGAGACATAATTACTTTCTGATCGCTGTACATCTTACAGCCAGGGCACTCGACCCAAGTTATTCTCTTCATTTTTTAAAATTGTTTTAATCTTTCTGCTTTCTTCCGTCAATTCGTCTTTGTACAGATTCTCTCCACATTAACTCGTCTTTGGCTTCAGCAATTTTATATTCTGAGCTAGTAAATTCACGTTGTAATGCCTCATACGCTACCTTTCTAACCCATGCAGTACCACGCATACCCTCTTTGTCAGCTACCTTTTCTATAAGTTCTGCTCTATTTGGGTCGATTAGTACCTGATAATAGCTTTTGTTTCCGTGTTTGAGAGCCATTTACAATGTTGTTCTTGTACTACTCTACCACCAAATTGGCAAATCGGCTTTCTCAAGTTGCTTTTCCACATACTTTTTTCTAGCTTCTCTGCGTTTTTTAGTCTTTCCCTCACGAACTTCTCTAGCTTTTTTAAGAAAATCAATGATACTACCCAGATCTCTGGTAGTTGCTTTTGGAATCTCTTTGTACAGATCCTTCATTAGATCTGCTCGAATATTCTTCTGCATAGGCAACAGGCATCACCTCCATTAGGGTCTTGTAGTATTTTACTCCAAGCTGTTTATTATGCTTGGAGATATACCAACCATGTTCATTTTTGCAAATACCAATCATTTGTTCATCCTCCTTCGTTTGTTAGTTTTAGTCGAAAAGCTTTTAGACGGTTTTCTAGTTTTTGGATTTGAAACACTTTTAGGTTTCATAGATGACAAGTGCCATCCGTTTCCTTTTGGGCAAGCATAGACATAAGAATGGTTTTTACCCCTTTTTCTCATGTCTGATGCTTCTTTCTTGGCCTCTTGTTGGGTGCGGTAGACAATCTTATTGCATTTATAACAATGCCCTAAGACTGACATACCTCTTTTTTCTATGAAATCCCCCAACTTGTGTAAAGGGAGTCTGTTCATTTATTTAGTGGACCTCGCTCCATCTATCGCCAATAGACACTTCAGCTAGTGCAGGAACATCTCCTAACCATTTTGCTTCAGCATTTTCCATTGTAGTTTTAAGAATCTCAGCCCAATCATCTGCTAAATCTTCCTTAACAAGAAGAATCAATTCATCGTGAACGGCTGCTGCAATCCTTACTTTATATTCGCCTGTTTCTTTGACTTTGACCCATAAATTACCCAATGCACACTTTAATATTGCGGCACCAGCACCCTGAATCGGTGTATTACATCTAACAGTAGTTCTATTAAGATCACCTTTCAAGAATCTACGCATATTAGATACTGGAACTCTAGTCTCAGGCCA